GTTCAAAACGGATGGTAGGCTACTCGATGAGCCATGTCCGTATACCATTGCTGGTATACGGCAAGTTTGCCGCTTTTTCAAGAAGCTAAAACTTGCGTGTAGTGAGAAGAAAAATCGTCTCGCTATACGTCATTTCATCGAAGTAGAAGGCGAACTCCGCCAAATGACCTCTCAAGTAGAGAGAAAGGATGTTATCCTTGACAAGATTTCTGGAATACTATGGTCTCAGGTTTTTCCTGAGCTTAGTTACCTCGATCTTGTTTGTCATCACGGTCCTGGTGTCACTGCTGATCGTCGTACCGCTAATTCGCGGTATCGCCTCTCAGAGTGGAACCATAGATCGGAGCTTACCTACCCCTCTGACTTACACTGCTACCCCAATTACGGGACAGCAGCAAGAGCCAGTTGTACAGGGGAAGGTATCGTCGACGTCACCGGTGTCAAATATCTCGAACTAAAGGACGAACGTCCTGTGCGAGTGGTATTTGTTCCTAAGACGCAGACGGCGCCACGAGTCATTGCTATAGAGCCTTCACATATGCAGTATATGCAGCAATCCTTAAAGGACCTGATATATACCACTATTGAGACTCATAGCCTGACTAGACATTCTATCCGCTTTTCGCGGCAAGATGTCAATCAGAGACTCGCCTACACTGCCAGCAAAGACAGACGACTAGCTACGCTAGACCTGAAAGATGCTTCGGACCGGGTGCATTTGCACTTGGTACAACGTATCTTTAAGAACTCAGGGCTCCTCGAGTACTTGGAGGATGCTCGTTCTTTGTCGGCAGATCTACCAAACGGTACGAACATAGTTCTGTTCAAATATGCCTCTATGGGAAGTGCTTTATGTTTCCCAGTTGAAGCAATGGTGTTTTACACCTTGATACAGAGTGCTATGCACATACTCGATGGGAGGCGTCCGAGTTCTCGATCGATTAGCCGTTATAGCAAATTGATCGATATCTACGGGGACGACATTATTGTCCCAGTAGAGTACACGGACTTCGTCGTAAAGTACCTTGAAAGCTATGCTTTAAAGGTTAACATCAACAAGTCGTTTAAGGCTTCTGCCTTTCGCGAATCTTGTGGTGCGGATTTCTATGCGGGAGTACCGGTTAATCCGGTTTACGCCCGTATGGTGCCGCATGATGATTTACGACGCTGGGAAGCGGATACCATAATGTCTTGGAATGC